AAAACATATGTTAGTTTGGATAGTTCTTTTGGTTTCTCTATTTCCAGATGCATATCTATCTTTTTACATGTAACATTTACATCAGTCAGTATGCGATTAATGTATTCAGTCATAGCAAATTCATTATTGAATATAGGTGTATGGTGGTTGTGGTTTTGCAATTCAAATATAGATGTGTTGCATTCAGGATTTTTTCCCAAGCGACTACAGTTAACTGTAGTCTCAGCCTTTGTTATACCCATGTCCATTAGCTGTTGAACCCATCCCTTTGGTGGAGTGGTATTGAATTGTACTGTTCCCTGAAATACTGTATTTTCATGATCAGTTGCTATCTGTAGCAGTGTGTCCAGATGTATTTTCTTCTGAGTTTCCATTGTTATATTCCTTCCTTAGTTCCTCGCAGTATCTTTGTATAAGTTTCTCTTGTAGTTGTGTTTCTATTGCCTGTTCGCAATGACCTGTACGTACCTTCTTGATAGCATCACTAGCACTCATGCCTTGGTATACGAGTATGCCAGCCAGTAATGTACCTGTTCGACCATGTCCTCCATGACAGCCGATTTCTAATTTGTGTCCTTCAAACAGTCTTGATATACACCAGACTACAGCTTGGCTGTACTCCATTAGTGGTATATCTCTCATATCAGGCCATTGGATATACATATATGGATGACTTGGACTTGTTAATAGGTCATCGTTGGTAGGACAGTTAGGTGTTGCCAAGAACATAGTCTTAACCCACCCTGAGTCCATGTAACATCCTATTGTTGGTTGCTCTTTAACTTTGTTACCTCTTCTACCAGAAAGATATATCTTGAATTCATCCAGTAAGTGGAACTCATCCATAGCATGTTGACAGTTCTTGAACAGAGAATTAGTTAATCCATGTACACCTTTCTGGTACTTGGCCTTAAGATGTTTACTACCATTTGTTACATGTGATTCCCATCCATCTATTGCCTTTACGAGATTAACTTCACTTGCCTTAAAGGTATCGAGTTTGGTCTCTGACTGTATGAATACATCAACATTGTCACCACTATGCCTTGTTACCTTTGCTGTACGATTACCAGGTATGCGTACTATGTCACCTGTCAGATAGTATGTTGGGTTTTGTATCTCTTCATCGAGTGTGTCTACTTCATTAAGATATGCATCCCAATCTATTTTGTCTTGTTTCTTTTTGTTCTTTCCCAATATGACTCTCCACATTGCATCTAGTTTATCCATTGTCTTTTAGTTCCTTTACCCTCTTTAATTCACAGCTAGTACATACACATGCTGATTTAATTAATTCTATGTTAGGTTCTATTACTCCTCTTATTGCCCACGATGTGTAGTCGAGTAGCTGGCAGTACCATCCTGCTTGGTTTAAGTCCAGTATGTGTTTGAGACCTGATGTATCCCACCATTTATTGAAGTAAACACCACCGTTGTGTTGTAGACCCCAACATGTATCAACAAAGGAGTGTGGTGTTATTTCATCACGTTCATACATACATAGTGTGTTTGCTATATTAGCCCACGCTTCACCACCATATCCTTTACCCCATTTTGTATCGTCACGGTATGCATCGACTGCCCATTGTGTAGCCAGTACCCCATACCTAGACCTGAACCAGTACCATCCTTCCCATGCTCCATGTCTACTACCTGCCATTGGGCCTCGCAGTGTGTTGTCTTTAAGAGCTTGCTTTAATTTATTAGGCATACCCTGAGTGTGCTTAGCATGTCTTAGCTCACCACCTACAACCATGTCTGTATACCTCGAGAACTGGTCTACTAGTATGTCAGTATGTCTGTTAAGGAATGGTTCAAACTTGTCATCCAGTAGATTGCACAGTATTAACATGTAGTAATTAGCAGCAGCCTTCTTTAGATTCCAGTGAGTTCCCTTTAGTTCCCAAGGATTACCTCCTGTTTTCTTTACCTTGGTAGTCTTGGATATCGGTTGATGTCCAACTGTCTTTGTCTTACCTGTTACAGTAATTGGATTGGAGTGCTTTACCGTTACACTATTTATCCAGTTAAGAGATAGCATCTTAGACGTTTGTGGGTCTCCTAAGTAGGAGAACATCATGGAAAAGTCTTTAGCATGACTATCTATCTTGGTCATTTTGTGTACTAAGTTAGTAGTAAACATGGTTACGGTTCCATCTGTTCAAAGTCCGTGTTACATGTAGTACAGTATGCTGTTACATTGGTATAGCATCTGATATTAGTTGGTGGGTTACATGTACAAGACCATTTCTTCATCTTGTTTTTCTTAGGTACTTTGGTTGTAATCTGTTTAATAGTTTCTGCTTTCTTTTGTTCTGCTTGCACCGAGGTATTAGCTTCGCTTATCTCATAGTCAACAAGCTGATCTCTTATACCTAACAACCCGATCCTTCCTAGCACTTCACCAAATGTACTAAAGTCTATGTCTGTAACGTCACCGTTACTGTTAACGATGATGCCCCATCCTTTCATCTCATCTCTGAACAGGGCACTGTGGTACCAACTACCCTTGGCTTTATGCACATCCTGAAATGCGTGTACTGCATTGTGTATGATAGATATAGCTAGTTCTATCTCACTGAGATCAGTCCTTATGTCAAAGTGATGAGGTAGACTTATGTTGTCACCTTCAAAGTAGTATTCACCAGCTTTTTTGAGCCTGTCATCAAACCCTATGATGACTTCAGGCAGTGCTAACTTGTACAGGTACTCATTGACTGCACCGAATATGGTGTATGCCTTGTCAGCTATCTGTTGGTGTTTCCAGTCATAGCTAGTACGAGCATGTTGTTGTATCGCTTTGTTGATACCGCCTACCATACCCATTATTCAGCCTCCGTGATCGTAGCTGTTGCTTCCTGTATTCCCTTGACTGAGATGGTCATCAGCTTACCTGCATAGTCAGTCACCTTTGCACCTGATGGTGCGTTGACTCTTGCTCTTACTATGCATGGTTTACCCATTTCCCTAGCTACTATCGCAGCGTGACATGTTATTGATCCAATGTCAGTAGCTATAGCTGATGCTAGTTTCATGATAGGCACATCCTTTGGTACTGTCATCTCAGCTACCAGTATGTCCCCTTCCTTAAATGTGGGGTCACTTGGTAGTTTAGCTATCCCACTAGCTGTACCTTTCACTGCTCCTAATCCTTTAATTTCCATGTTGTCCTCCTTGGACTCCTTGCTTGTTACGCCAGTTGGCGGAAACTGATTCCAATATATCGAGACTGCTAAGGAATGTCAATGTATTCTCATTGACATTCCGTGCAGTTTTGATATTCATGTAGTATGTTATGTGAGGTATGGGTCTTGCCAGTAATACTTTGGTGCTTGCGGATACAGCTTTGCCTCTTCGGCTTTTGTATCCTGCAGTTTGGGTACTAGACCAGGTACATATGTACCTGTCCATTTGATTATGTCTTCCTTGGTAGTTAGATTGTCAGGCACTAGTTGTGTCACTAGGTTGTCTGGCACAGTGCCTCTGCATTCACCTTCCAGTATCCAATTCATGAGTTGTTCCTTGTCTTGTTCTGTATGGGCTGATATCACCAGTGAAATTGTCATATGAGTATGCTCCTGTTCCGTATTAGGCAAAAAAATAGGGCTATGGTAGCTGAGTACCATAGCCCTAGATTGTAGCTCTATTTTGCTTGTCTTACCAAGGCAATTCCTTTACCTCGTCTATTGTGTATGTGAATGGCATCCTAGTGCTGATGTTCTTGCGTCTTTTGTTCTTGGGTAACCTCAATCCCATCGCTTTGAACATGCGATCTAGTGGATCGCCTTGTTTGTTCCTGTTCATTTGAGACGTAGTTAGTTTGTGTTTAAACTTAAACTTGTTCTTGATCTCATCAGCACTTAGCTCGTTTAGCTTGCCGATTGATTCAAACTTCATCGGGCTATCATGGTCTCTTACTTGGTTGTAGCTAATGTGCCCTACCTGTAGGGCATAGTTTGTCTGACAATTGTCAGAGCATATATGCACTTGCTTCTGATCCTTCGGATCATGAATAGCCAGCCTAGTTGGCATCCCACACTGTAGGCATGGTTCCTTGGCTTCTAGCCAGTTAGGGATTCGTAATTTTGTACTTGCTTTAGGCATGTTTCTTCCTTGTTTAGCTTGCTTGATTCCTTGCTTGATTCCTAGCTAGAGACAAAAGAAAAGCCCTTAGCGGTAGCTAGCTACCGCTAAGGGCTAGTGTCTAGCTAGGCAGAGCCTAGCTAGGAGCTAAGCCCATCTCAGCTAGTGCTGAGATGCCTCTTGATCCTCCATCAGTCGGTAGACTGATGCGGACTCCCTTGACCCCACCTCTGGTGGGGCGAATCTTGATGAGGCCTCTGGCCTCAGCCTCATTGGTCAGGGCAATGACACCTTTGGTGTCAAGGTCGTAGTAGAGGCCACAGGCTTCGTTGAAGCCTGATGTCACAGAGTGGAAAGACTTCGTCTTTCTCTCTGTGCCGTTTCGGTCTAGGTAGGTTTCACCTACCTTGCCGTTCTTGGGGTCTAGCCACCAAGCTAGAAAGTCTCCGACTTTCAGCTTGCCGTCTGGCCCCAGTCCTAGCTTCGCTAGCTTCGCTTTTCCGATCTTAGGCATAGCCTAACTCCTTTGCCACCTTTGGTGGCTACCCTACTGACCTTTGGTCAGTGGCTTATGGCTCCTTTGGAGCCATCCGATGTCGGAGAAATTGCCGACACCATCCGACCACCCCACCAGGTCTCTGTGTCAACTTCGTTGACACTAAGAGACCGCAGTGGGGTAGGATGTCCCCGAGGGGAGGGGGACTAGGGGGAGGGGTTTGAATGCTCTTTCTTTGGGGAGGGGGATGACCCAGAACGAATGTTCGATTTCCGATTCTAATGTCTCGACAGATACTCCGTATCTGGTGTACCATTAGCGAAATTGCTCAGTTGGTCACAAAGTGACCAGAGGTGAATCAACCTAGCGGAGTACCGCTAGGTCAAGGGGTCTAGAATGCTAGTTACTAGAATCGACAGCAAGACTGAGGATACCTACAAAGCACTTAGCCCTAGTCAAAAACGTAGCTGGAGACTGCAGGATAAGTTTCTTTCATGCTACGTTGAGACTAGAAGTAAGACGACAGCTTGTCAGTATGCTGGTGTTAAGTATAGGACGGTCATGAAGTGGCAGAAGGAGAACTACTTTGGTTTCATGGAGAGACTAGATGAAGCTGATATACAGTTCTGTGAGTCGTTAGAGCAGTTAGCTCTAGATCGAGTTAAGATACAGGACGCTAAGTCGAATCCGATCTTGCTCATCACTCTGCTGAATGCTAATCTTCCGACTAAGTACAGGCCGACAGTGATGGTAGACAACGACACAGCTAAGGATGTACTCAAGGAACTAAGATCACTCGCTAAGGACTCGGATACTGACTCGGATGTATCGAATGATAAGAAAGACAAAACTGCTATAGATCAGGTGAATGAGATACTGAACGAGAAGGGGGGCATGGCTTAGCCTTTAATGAATATTGGTGGGGATACCCCTGACAGTTTAATATATATAAAGAGATAGATAAGTCTTCTAAAGACTTATCTATATATATATAGCTTATATATAGTATATATATATATATTAGGAGATAGTTAATATAAGTTGAGTACCGCCCGTTAAGGAGAACCTTGTGAACGAATTCTTTAAGAAGATAAGGCCGCAGATTATTTTAGCTATTCTTGCCCTTGGTATTATCAGTACGGTAGCTTTATGTCGGGATGGTGAACAGTACGTTGCAGTTGTTACTGGATGTACTGGTGGTATCATTGCATTAGGGATGAAGTTATTAGACGGTGAGTGAGGATGTGTGGAGGGGTGACTCCATCCCTTTTATACTGCAACACTGCAACACTTGACGGTAATGTCGGTAAATATCAGTAAATAAAAAGGGAGTGTAATATGCCCAAAGTAGGAAAGAAACATTTCTCATACAGTTCAAAGGGTAAGGCTGCTGCCAAGCGATACGCAAAGAAGTCTGGTCAGAAGATGACTAAGGCAAAGAAATCTAAGAAGTATTAATGGCAACGACTACCTCACCTGTATTTGAGATAGTCGACTTTCATCCTACTAACGAACAGTCAACCATATTAAATTCAAACAAGAGATTCATACTGGTAGCTGGTGGTGAGCAGGCTGGTAAGTCTATGGTCGCTTCCAAGTTCCTTCTTCAGAAGTTTCTGGAAGACGAAAGTCCTGGGTTGTACTGGCTTGTAGCTGCTGACTACGAGAGGACTAGAGCGGAGTTTGAATATCTTACTGAAGACTTTGCCAAGCTCGGTATCCTTGCGGAAGTAACGAAGAGGGTAGACCCGGGAAGGATTGTGTTATCCGATGGGACGAGAATCGAAACAAAGTCAGCGAAAGACCCAAGAACACTCGCCATGCGTGCCCCCAATGGTATCGTTGGATGTGAAGCGTCACAGCTTGATCTGGAAACATTCCACAGAATGGTTGGTAGATGTGCCCCGAAGAAAGGATGGCTCTTCCTTGGCGGTACGTTTGAAAGCTCTCTGGGATGGTATCCTCAGACTTTTACGGCTTGGGAATCGGGGGTAAATGACGAACAGTCATTCTCTCTTCCCAGCTATTCTAATTATCATCTGTATCCTGGTGGTAGGGATGATCCAGAAATAAAAAGGCTGGAGGCATTTTCTAGTGATGACTTTTTTATGGAACGTATTGAAGGGCAGCCTGTACCACCTAGAGGACTTGTCTTCAACGAATTCAGAGCCAGTATACACACAAAAGAAGTTGATTATCTCCCACACGAGCCTGTTCATATCTGGATTGACCCTGGGTATGCTGGTGGTTATGCGTTGGAAGCTGTACAAATAATTGACGATAACGTCAGGGTGTTTGATGAGATATATGAAATAGGCATGGTGACGGAAGAGATAATAGATGCTGCTATGACTAAACCTTGGTGGCAGGATGTACAGTACGGTGTGATTGATATAGCTGGTACTCAACATCAGGCTATGCCAGCTCCTGCAGAGGTATGGCTTGCCAATACTGGTTTATATCTTTCCTCACAGAAGGTAGGAATCATGGACGGTACGGAAAGGCTTAAGTCTTTTCTTAAAGTTGATCCTATTGCTGGCTATCCACGTTTGAGTATAAACCCAAATTGCCGTGGACTTCTTTCTGAGTTCGGTGCCGTGCCTAATCCATTCACAGGACAGACACAGGCATACAGGTGGAAGATGGACAGGGATGGAAATATAGTTGGCAATACTCCAGAAGATAAATATAATCATGGTGTTAAAGCACTAATCTATGGACTTGTATACCACTTTGGGTTCAGTTACGCTAGTGATCGACAAAAAATAAAGGTGAAACACTGGTGAGAAAGACTGCAGATGAAATAGTTAAACTAGTTGAGAATCACCGAGATGCAACTTATCCCTTTAGAAATAGGATGCAGGATGATTATGATATATATCGTATGCGTCCATATGACGCAGGCGATGGGTATGAGTCTTATACTTCTAATGAACCACGCACATATGCAGATAAAATCATCTCATGGATGTCATCGGCACAGCTTGTTATACGTATTCCCAATATAGAAGAGCCGAGAGAAGAACGTGATGTTAATGATGCAAAGGAAAAGTTCCTTATAGGCATACTACGTGCTGCTGATGAAAGACTCAGAAGAAGATTACAGCCATCACTACGGGAACAAATGGCATGGTATATAGCTTTAAGAGGCTGGTACGCAGGCAGGGCACTACTTCATACCGACTCAAAAGACAGGACACAGATAGATATTACCCCGTGGGATATCATGCACACTTACTGGGGCGAAGGTGAAGAAGGCTTAGCGTGGGCTTGCTATAAGATACAGAAGACCAAGGACGAGATTCTTCAACAATATGGCATATCTTTAGATGAACAAGATGATGAAACTCCTATTGATATCTATGATTACTATGATGAGGAACACAATATAGTCTGTACTGGAGAAATAATACTCAAACAGGCTACACCACATGGTGCCGAAAGAGTCCCTGTGTTTATAGGTATGGTTGGGCCACAGCCATTAGTACAGAATTTAGATGAAACATCTATCACTGATACTATTTCTGACTACGGAGAATCTGTATATGCAGCTAACCGTGACCTTTATGATAAGCATAACTTTACTATGTCAGTCATGATGGAGATGGTTGCCCGATCCAGGAAGCAGGGTATAGCTATAACTTCAAGAGATGGGCAGAAAACTCTTGATGAAGACCCCTATAAAGCTGGAGCTGAAGTCGCTCTTGCACAGGGAGAAGATATTAAACCTCTTGGACTCATGGAAGTTGCAAAAGAAACTGGTGCTTACATGGGAATGGTAGCTGGCGAGATGCAGCGAGGTGCTATTCCACATACAGTATACGGTGATTTACAGTTTCAACTATCTGGATTTGCTATTAATACACTAAGACAGGGTATTGATACCGTTCTTCAACCAAGAATTACAGCAATGGAAGACGCATATATTCAGATCACACATCTTATCTGTGATCAGTATGGCACTGGAGCTTATGATCCCGTAAGTGTAAGTGGCAGAGACAGGAATCGTGTGTACTTCAGTGAGGCTGTTAATCCTGAATCAATAGGAATGGCTGGCACTCCAGAGATTACACTGGTAAGCCAGCTACCAGAAGACGATATGTCCCGTATGTCTATGGCACAGATGGCAAGAGAAGGCCCGACACCTCTGTTATCTGATATATATGTCAGGGATAAGATACTTGGATTACAGGATGCCGATACCATAGAGGACTCCATCAAGGAACAGATGGCTGAAAGAGTGCTTCCAGAAGCATCATTATGGTCTCTTCTTCAGGCATCCGAGAATCGGGGACGATCTGATCTGGCACAGTTCTATTATGGTGAGTTGATGCATTTACTTATGCAGAAGCAGATGATGAGACAGCAGAGTATGATGCCACAGGCACCACAGGGACAACCACAGGGACAGGGCGGGCCACCAACAGCAAATCCTATGGTTATGCCTAATGCTATGATGGGAGTTCCTCCACCTATGCCTACACCACAGGCAGGGCCGAATGTACCACCAGGTTCTCCAAGACCTGGTGGAGCTAACGGTCAGGGTGCTGAACAACAGTTAAGAGATATAGGATTGTTAGGGCCAAGGGAATAACATGGGATTTAATATATGGAGCAGAACTGGGAATGGCGAGATATACGTCAGTGAGATAGACGCATATGGTGATATAGGAGGTAGCTTTAAATTCAATACCAACAATGTAAAGACTACTCCTATTGTAGAAAAGACATCATATGAGCCACAGCTTCTGGGAGTTGGTACTCCTGATGCCCCAAGTACTGTTGATAAGTGGAGTGACGATACTGAATGGCAGAACGATTGGCAGATAAAGAATGCACAGGAAGCAGGTAAGATACCTGCTGATCCTGTAGAACCTATGATATCTCCTAGTGAACCTAGTGGTGTTATAAATATACCTACAGATCAAGGAGAAATACCAGACCCTTTTACTACAGCTTATACGGGTGCAGTATTAAATGACGTTAATGCTTCTCCTGCAAAGATGAACATACCAGGAATAGATGAAAAAGCTCCCGAATATGTATCGGGTATGCTTAGCCCACCTCAAACTCAGGCTATGTATAAATATTTTGAAGAGCTTGAGGAGCAGGGTATAACAGAAGCAACGATTGATGGTAAGGATTGGAAGGCATTTGAACTCAGTCTAGAATTACCTTGGTATCAAGATATAATTAATGTTTTTAAATCTTCATATACGCCTTCTAAACATAATGAGGAGGGATTGGTAACAGAATCTGGAAGATTTTTATGGATTTTCCCAACAGCAGAAGGGCCACATTTTGCGCATAAAACAAGACAATGGCAACGATTGTATGTAGCAAGAAAAAATCTTCCAGAAAACTATTTTGATCCAATAGAAGAAAAATATGGTAAAGATTGGTTGCTCGAAACATTAAACAACAGGGAAAAGTGGGAGACAATCATAGATTTTGCTAATGCGGAGAGAGGTCTTCCACCTCAGACGAGAGGTAGTGAGAATACAAAGATAACCACCAGTACAGAACTGGGAGATAAGGATGTAGACCCAAATGCACCAGTACCTGTTTTCAACAGGTACGCAGACTTACCATGGAACACTATATACTCTGACTATCTTTCCAATCTTCCTATATCAAGCCCTGCAGAGTATCAATTCAGGGCTGGACAATCGAATGATCTCCATACTTATTTCATGCTGGATGCAAATTGGGATCAGCCCAGAACCGAGGGTTCTGGTCGTATATTTGGTCAGATAAAAGAGGAAAACCCATACGCTGAATTCTTAAGTGATTTTAAAACCCCAACCTTTGGAGAACTTACAGGTGATATCGGTCATGTTATTGATATCATAGGAACACCAATGGATGAATGGGCAAAGATGGAATTTGACGATGCCAAGCTGGAACAGGGAGCTTACAGTGCAGAGGAAATAAAAGACTACAGATTATGGGAGAGGTATAAAGCATCATCTGACGCTGATAAGAACCAGTATCGACTGTCTACTCTTCCTATAATGCAACATACACCTATGGCATTACGTAAAGAAACAGAATCTATATTACACAGACTCTACCAGAGATGGCTTGCCGATCCAGAGAGAGAGGGAGGTAACTATCTTGAGTATGTTGATAAGAATAATTACTTTGGTATGATTAATCCGAAACGGAAAAATATAGAAGAACAAATAGATACAAGTGTTGTTAATTAGAAAGGGGGATAGAAGATGGGAACAAATTATGCAGGGATATTTCAACCGCAGCAAGGTGTATATGATGCATGGTTAAGATCACAGTTAGGAGTTAGTGACAGTCCATTACAATATGCTTACCAGCAAACACAGTCTCCCTTGGCACAGCTTCAGTACTGGTCTACACCACCAGGTGTTAGTATGACAGGGCAGGGAGCAGACCAACCCTATAGACAATACCTGGCAGGAACAGGGTTATTTGGCAATACTGCTGGTTATAGCCCACTTACTGCTCAGGGCTGGGCGGACAGGGCACGGGGAATAGGAGCATCTCTAGGATTTAATACTGGTGCAGTAAATCCCTATGCTGATATGGCTGAGGAACAGGTAATGGAAAGATTTGGACTGTTAGGTGGGACTGATGCTGCCCGTGATGCAGCCAGATTGGCACAGGCACCTGTAATGGCTGCTACTCCATATGCATTACAGGGTGAGACACAGCGTATATTAAGTAGGTTGCACCAAGACTGGTTGGCACAGAACACTGGTGGTAATTATCTCCAGTATGCCATGACTGATCCTATGGGATTATGGAGTCGATTTGGTGTAGGACAACAAGCAGCAACATCAGAAGAAGATTAGGAGCCATACATGGCGAACCAATATGATTGGGGCGACTCTGGATCATTTGCCAGTTTTGCAGGTGATTTGCTAGAGGCAAATCCTGCTGCTGCGTATTACAGTTACGGGGAAGAATGGAATACCCCTATGCAGCAACGTCATTACCAGAATCAGTTCCAGAATATTTATAACCAGTATCTTGGTTCACTGGGTGGTTTGTTAAGAGAAGATGTAGGCGGTGGGAGTGTTATACCCAGTGTTACTGATAATACCTTTACTGGTTTCCTTGGAAATTATGATTGGAATGATAGATACGGTTCCCTTCCTCCACAGATGAGAGGATCATTTGAATCCCAGTACAATCCAAGAACAAGGGAAATATACTTCTAGTGCAACCAGAACTAAGCAGAGAGATGACCTCTTTTTACAGACAGAGGCAGTATCGTAATTACATTACGATACTTAATGATCTTGGAATTAATCCGCAGTCACTGGATGAAAGGGCACAGAATAAAGATATCTTCTCTATATCTAAATCATATAAAGAAATAGAAGAAATATTTAAAAAGTATAATCTGGAAATTCCCTCATTCTTTGCAGATTCTATAGATACAAACTGGGAAGAGACTAAAGATATAATACTTGATCCTGATAATAAGCAGGCATCAGTAACTGATGCCAGACGTTTACGTAGTCTGGGATACCAGCGTTTGTGGAACTCTGTTCCCGTAATAGATGAAGACGGTAAAGATACTGGTCTTATTAAAGAGCAGTGGGGAATGCCTAATATAACAGATGCAGCAGGTACCATTGGCCCTGTAGATGCAGGTAAGTTAAAAGGTGTTATAGAAAACAGTGCATTAAAACAGGCTTCTGAAGTAGACCAAGATACTGGCAAACTGGTACAGCCTTTAAAACAGGAAGAAGTTGAAGACCCTCATTACCTGACTCCAGAACACTGGCTAGATGTAGCAACAAGATTATTTGAAGGTGTGGCTGGCTTCGATCCTAAAGTTGGGGCAATATGGAGAATGCTGGCACCAGAACATAGGGGCGGTGCAGAAGGAATACTGGGGGGTGCCCCGAATCCGTTTCAAGCATTTATGTC